GATGCAGATGGGACCGTAAAACCGCCGTTGCCGTTTAGAAACACGGTTGATGATCCGGGATATGTGATGTCGGTTCCGCTCCCACCGGCAGGCGTGGAAAAAGCACCGGTTCCATCAAGAAATTCAGTTGAAACTCCTGAGAGTATGGGCAATAATCCTGGATGTGAGGTTGTCGCGTTTAGCGTGGTCACATTGTCTGCTGCTGCAAGTTCAGACAGTTTTATTGCATCACTGCCCCCTGATTTATGGGATGCAGCGTGAGATGTTGGCGTTCTTGCGTTATCTAGGGATTCATCAATTTCCGTATAGGTCAATTTTAGGTTAAAGTCTGTCATGTTTTAGTTCACCTGGTTTTTCATACAAGTTTTTACATTTTTCACATTGTCAGCATAGAAATCATATTCGGTCTTTCGGACTTTATCGAGATCAAGCGTCGTTAAAAATTCATTTCCTAATATGGTATGTTCAACGCGATAAACTGAAAAATTATCCTCAACGGAGGAACCATTTAATTCTTGAGAGGGACATTTACAATAAACGAGATCCCCTATTTCAGCGTCAGGGGTTCCAATTAAAGTGACTTGCCCGGAAACTTTAGGGGTTTTGATTTCGTCCAAAACTCCCTCGGCGATTGATTCAGCGAGGTCTTCTGATTTCACCCATGATTGATTAGTTACGTCCGTCCGGGTCCCATACAAAGCAGTCAACGCAGGATCAAAATCATAACCTGTACATTCATCCCCTTCTACTCGATAAGCTGTCCTGACGCCCTTTCCCTCAACTGAAAAATCAGTACTGAGAACGCGGGAAGTTCCCTCGATTATTTTATATTTGTTAGTGACAGTCTGAGAAAATTGATTCCAGCCGATGTACACGGCTGATAAATTCTTGTTGGAATAAACAGGGATTGCCTTGACTATCCAATCATAACCTGATACTTTTTCAGCATCGGAGAACAGATCGCTTATATAAGTTTGATTTGCAGTCGAATCATAAGTGGGGAATAATATTCCGGTATCTGCGTAATCTGCTGAAAATGTCAAGTTTGATAAATATTTTGAGAAGTAAGAAAATACAGCAGTAACATCAGTGCTTGAAGAATATGAGTATGTTTCCTCAATTAGTGCAGTTTCAGCTTCTGCTTCGTGCCCCTGACAGTAGAGGACCATATCATCTGTCATGCTTCCATATTTCGCGTATGAATCCACAATACGCCCGCTAAACAAGTCTTGCCATACCGTTTTTTCGTTTGGATTCATTTTTATAGAGACTTGCAACCGGACAATATCATTAAATCGAACCTGAGAAACGGAAGTTGAAGTGCTCCCTGAAACATTAGAGATTATTTCTATCTCAGCGTATGATATTGAAAATGGTGCTGATTTTTGAGTCCTCGCAGATACTACTTGAGGATAATATTTATAATGAGTATCCGGTTTTTCGATTACTAATCGAGTTTGAATCCATCGAATCATGGTTACACCAACAGGTCAGCATCTCTGTATTTCAGGGTCACTACCACACTTGAGGTACTGTCCACGACTGCCCCAAACGTGTTTACAATCCCTTTGTATATTTTTGGTCTTTCCGCGTCAATCGTAACCGTCTCTGCATAGACAAAAATGGAGTTTATCGACATAAAATTAGGGAAGACCCCTGTTATTTTTATATGGAATTTTGTTAGCCCGTTGAGTTCCAGGTTTCCCTCGGAGTTCAAGAGTCTATATGCCTGTTTCTCATTCAGTTCAGTTTCTACATTTCCATCAATTTCATACCATGTGTCAGGCTCGCCGTTCCCGTCGTCCTCTGCAATCCAGATCTGAGGAGCTCCTGATACAACATTCAAAACTATGTAAGGAACCCCGGTGATGGGGAATTTTGTATCGAACCTGAATGTCATATATCCAGTAGCAGCAAACTGCACCATTTTATAATCTTCATAATAAGTAACATATGGAGCCTCTGTTACTGTATTTTCGTATGTCGTGTCTGCAAAATTTTCTGAATATTGATAGTTCCCGGTCCCATTTGCATTGATAGTTATTTTGCAATTCGGGCGCAATTCATTGCAACATTCCATCACAGTGAACGTGTCTGCCGTGTTGTAAATCGAAATCGGACTTGACGTAACTGAGGGGATTATCTCAGTATAAACATATGATATATTTTCAGCATATGCCCTCACGGACGCACTAGAGGTCTTCATATAGTATTTCAGGATTATAGATTCCGAGGCTTCGGTAGTAACGGAATATGATAACGTTTTTTGAGTATAATTTGGAATAACTGAAGTGCTAGTCCATTCCGCAAGGGTAAATTCTCCACCCCTTGAAGGGATTGTAGCAGTGACTTTCATATGCGCAGTTGCCCCGCTCGCTCCTGTTCCAAGCCCGCAAGAAACCCTATCAAGCCTGTACTTTTTGTTATCAGTCAATGCCGGAAGCGTCACCGAATATTCGACATCGTAAGCCGTTAAGTATTCTGAATTGATAGTGGGATGAACATAAGTAACACTGTTTCCATCTGTTTCTGAAGTCCCAGAAGTTGAAGTGACCGCCGTTATTTCAACATCTGGAATTACATTTTCATGCCCAAAAGTTTCTATAGAGTTTCCTGTAGTGCCAAGCTCAAAATCAGAAGCTTTTTCCAAAAGGACATCATCACAATAAAAAACAGCTCCACTGTTAGCGGTTTCAATTCCGTGTACTCTGATATATGCATCAGTGGGGGCAGTATCGAACCTAACCGTATTATGTTTTTGGGTATATTCGCAATCGGCATCCCATATCAACTGAATGATAATTGAATTACCTGAATAGATATCGACTGCCAGCTTTCCTGCCGTTCTGCCGGAAACTGAGCCCCAAGCTGAAAGGACATACGATGTCCCCTGATCAAATGATGCATATTGCCGGATTTGGCCTCTGTCCTCTGTAGCTCCGTCACCTGTTATTTTTATGCAATGTAAACCATCGTGGGCGGTCTCGTCGCTCCGTGATTGTCCCGCACTGACATATTCCCAATTAAGCGGGGAGATGTCATTAAGAACCCCGTAATCATCCGAGGACATTATCCGGTTGCCGGTTCCTGCCTGCCCGACTGCTACAAATTTGTTGAAATTATCTCCATAACAGATGCCAGCCCACTGATTATCTGCTGAACTCTCTCCCATTATCCAGTTTGAGATATCTGTTGAGTACATTACATTATTGCCGGTTCCTGTTTTTGCAACCGCCACAAGAACCTCAAGAGGCTCAGACCATTCTAACCCCTGCCATTCGTTGTATGTATATGCAATTGAGGAGCCGCCCGTTGTCACTTCCGTAACTACATATCCTAAACGAGTTGCATACGCTCTGTATGCGGAATCAGATGTTTTCATATAATACCGGATAGTTACGGTCTCATCTGTTGCCGATTCAATCGCGAGAGCCTGAACTTTTGGAACATACGAAGCCGTGTTTTCAGTCCATTCCGCTATTTGCGTTTCGACACCGGAATAAAGAGAATCCGCCTGAATGGTCACTTTCATGTATGCAACCTTTCCTGCAAGAGCGGTTCTGAGCTGAGTGAAAACGCCATCAATCCTGTAGATATTACCTCCGGATAACGCAGGAAGAACTACAGACAGTTCGAGGCTCATTGATGTAGCTGCATATTCCAGAGACATTGAGGAGTATACGTAGCCCTCCGCGGTCACATAATTTGTAGTTTCGACATCGGACCCTCCTCCTGGGGTAAGGGTACTCGATCCATAGGGGGTATCTCGAAGTGTCCATGTGATCCCGGTTGTAGATGTCGCTACCTGCTGAGTGCCGTCCTCTGAGATTGCAACAAAACAATTAAGTGACCCTGCCCATTCGACATCAGTCCATTTTTGAGCGGCAGGACTTGTTGCAGCAGTCCAGGAGGCTCCGTAATTGTCACTATACATTATTTCGCCGGAATATGCAACAGCTACAATCCTGTTTAGTGTGGGGGAATAAGCAAGAGCAACCCATTCTTTAGAATCGTCTGCTGTTGCCACGGCTGTCCATGTTGCTCCGCCGTCATCGGTGAACATTGAGCGTTTTGTTCCAGACGACCCTACAGCTACATACCTGTATTTTTTATCAAGATCGTTCCTGATATAGATTACATCGTCCCAATTTCCAACGGGGGTAACGCCCGCCGCCCATGCCGTCCCATCCCCTGAATATATTGCTCCGTCTGTTCCGGCTGAGTGCCCTACTGCCACCCACATCCCGGTAAAGATAGGCCCGCCTTCTGTGGAATATAAAACGACATCAGCACTATCTAGCAATACATAGCCATCAGAGGATAATAATCTATAATTTGCAACTGTAGGAGTATCAGCTCCGAAAGTCGAACCCCAAGCGACCCCGTGCCAATCGTTATTGCAATTTGCTGCTGAAGTGAGACCTGTAGGGGTAGACCATGAAGACCCTGATGAAATCATTATCCTGTTGTTGGTTCCCGATGATGCAACCGCACAATATTGCGTAAGCTCGTCTGAATATGCGACATCGTTCCAGGTATTATCGGCTGTACTCGTTTCTGAATCCCATGTCATTTCATTACTTGTTGTCCAGTTCTCGAATGAGGGGTTTTTCAGGAGGTTGCCTGCATAGGTATCATCCGAAGACCAGACGGATGTCCCGTATACATGTCTGCCGCGCACTCTTTTTGTATTGCCTTCAAGGTAGGGTTTATCCATTGAGAACAGGATTGAGTAGGGGTGAGCGTTCTCTGGAACATCCGTGGTAAGCCTCAAGCTGGAAGAGTGATTCACAGCAAGCCCGGAAACCTGTTTCCCTGTGTAAGGCCCCCCTAACTCAAGTGTAGCCCTGCCTCTTGAAGTATCATAAAATGCTGAAATCACCTCGTAGAGATCATCCATTGAAAATGCAAAACAGTCGAGGGTAAGTTCGCCCCCTCCAAAGTCAAAATCTGTTAGATTCCAGCCCACTTTCCCAGGTGCTTTTTTCTGCCCTACTTCTTTTCCAACATCAGTTGACTTTGCTTGCCAGTAGAACGGGATGCCATTAATGTATCCTAGTTTTGGTTGTCCTTCAATATAATAATCAGTAAGGTCTTCCTGAATTATCCGAATCGGGGCAATATATCTTGATGTAGTTGTCGACCCAGTTGTATAATCACCATTCAGCGACGTGGAAACGCTCAGAGGAGTGACTTGATAATAAGTTCCTGTGACGTTTCCGGTCATATAATTATCCTGCGCGGAAACAGCCATACTTGAAGGGACATAATTAAGGAGTCCGTAACCGGAAACCCCAAGCTGATACGTTGAAGATGATGCAAGAGTATTTTTTGAGTTGATAATATTGTTTTCACTTACGTACATTTTAGAGCCTGATAGTGCCCCGTAAAGTAAAATACCGGCTCCATAATTCCCATCGAGAGAATTGTTATCAATTTCGAGCCCATTTCCCCAATTCCAGACCGAGATACCTGCATTGTATTTTGCCCAGGTACAGATTCCACAATCCTTAATAGAATTATTGTAAATGTGAACAGCCTGAGAAACGGTTCCAGCCGTCCCTAGAGCATCCATAAAGAGTATTCCGGCAAGTCCTCCCTGAAGCTCATTTTCGTAGATGTCTATAGTATTTGTGAGTCGGGTATGCCCGGTTGGTTGGTTTCCAATTTGGATTGCAGATGCTCCTTTTGTTGGTGCGGTGGTTGTTCCGAGCCAATCAGACAGAGTGTTATTATGGATTTTTACAGACTGAGAATCATCCAGCCTGATACCTGCATTTGTGATATGCTGAATCGTACAGTCGTATATTTCCCCGCCAACAACGTCCACAAAAAATATAGTTGCATGTTGCATGTTATATGCGGTAATATCGTGAACATTGGCGTTGTTTGTATAGTAAATCCTGACAGCATCGCCCAGGCTGTCATGAATTATCATGTCATGAACATGGATATTGCTGGCGAATGCAGAGGAAGCCCCGCAAATATAAATCGCATTGTAGTATCCTTTCCCCCATATGCGCCCTGAGGTAGGATCATAGAGGTTAGCCTCATTACAATCAATCTGGAATCCATGTATTTCAACATTAGAGGTTGCGGTTCCTGTTCCCCCGATTTGCCCGATTACGGGGACCATTGAAGCCCATGAGCAGGAATTATTAAGCTTGAGAATTGCCCCTGAATCGCCGGTGAGAGTTGTATTTGAGCCGATTCTTAGGTTAGTAGCATAGATATCATACGTATTTTCAAGAAGATAAACGGTGCTCCCTGGGGTATCTGCGGCTGCTTGCAGGGCTGAGTTTATTTCCACTTGATCATTTGATCCACTTACAATGTAATCTGCACCTGAGCCGCTAGGACCTACCGTGTATGTAGTCATATCATGACACCGATTTTACCTTTGTAGTACCTATAGTCGTTCCGTAATTATTTACAGTGTTGATTTTTGTATTGCTAGATACAATTTTCACGTTTGATTCTCCTGTCCCAGTGCCTCCACTAGATGTTACCCCAGATGTTCCAGAAGCTATAGAAGATGCACTTGATGAAGGACTAGAGGAAGAGGAACCAACTTCTAACAGTTTAGATATTGCACTTTTTGCTTTTTCATAGATGCTATCTAGTGTTTTTCCTATGTTTCCCAAGCCTGATAACGTAGTTGAAAATGAGAATGAACCTAAAGTTTTTATTGATGAATTTGTATTATCTGTTTGAGTTCTAAGGTCATTTACACGAATTCCACCTGCTGATAGGTTCCCGAAAAGAGTGCCAAACGGCGTGTAATTTGTTAAATTTAATGTTGTGTTAAGCTCTTTATCTGCGGAAGTATTATCATCAATTTTAGCTTTGGACATGTCAAGATTTCCGTGCAGTGTCCCGAATGGCATACTATCAGTTACAATAAAATTGCCGTTTAAATCGTCATCTGCTGCCGTCACATCTTCTATTTCACTTTGGATAGTTGTGAGCTCACCATCTAAATTCGTAAATTCAAAAGCGTTTGTGTTATCGAGTGCATATTGCCAGGTGAGTGTATCACTATTTGCAGTAACAATGCTTCCGTTTACAGTTTCTATTTCTCCTGTGAGGTTAGTTAATTTGGCATCTCCGACTATGATAACATCTCTATGTAGTTCATTAACCAATTTGTCAGCATCCTCGGCAGCTCTCCCGCTCTCGTCTATGCCATCAGTCATGACCGTGAGCCCACCGCGAGTAGTTTCAAAATTGACCATGCCCATATCTTTTAATTTTGTAACAGTTCCATCGGCGGAAACTTTAACAAGTTCGTTAGAATCATTCAGGATAATTAACTCGTCGTTTACTGTTCGTATTCCTCTTCTCAGGTCGTCAATATCAACACCAGCCATATAATCAATGCCTGCCGCCATCGTTGTATTAACATCATCCATCATATCCTGAACAGCTTTAGAGTAAGTGTCGGATGCCTCCTGAGTGGCACTTGCCGCCTCTTCGCTTGCTGTTACTACATCATCCCGCATAGTCCAGGCATCCTGCCCCCATCTCCCGTAGGCTTCCCCGGCAATATCTCCAGTTACTTCTATTGTCTCTGCTGTTTCCTCAGATGCTTTTTGCATTTCGTAGTTTTCCTCTCTATATTGTTCTGCACATTCGTGAACATCCCCCAAAAATCCAGAAAATACACCTGAAACAGAAGTGAATGCAGTGCTTACGGAATCCACAAAACCGCCAAATATGCTCCCATCCAGCATGGAAGAAAGCTCATCAACAAGCCCACCGATAAACGAGACTACTTCTGAGACTGTCCCTTTCAGACCATACCACACGATTGTAGCCATGTCTGAAAATAACTGCCAGGTTTTTGTAACAAGTCCTGTTTTTTCTTCAAGAATGTAAAGACCCGCTGCAACTGCTGCAACTGGAACCGCGATACCTGAAAGAGTACCAAGAACGCCGGCGGCTGTTAAATCGAAAAACCCCAATGCGGCAGTGACTCCGCTAACTATCATAGGGAGTCCAGCCATAAGTAAAATTAAAGGCCCTGCTGCCATTGCTATCCCTGCAAGGACCGTAATAAAAGTCTGTCCAACGGGATTCATCTGTGCGAAAGCTGCTGCAATGTCTGTGATGAGATTCACGAACGGATAAAGGATTACCGCAAGCCTGCTCCCCATTGTAATGGAAAACGATTCAATGGCAGAATTCATCCTGCGGATAGCTCCACCGAAACCGGTATCCATTGTTTCTGCTGCATGTTCTGCGTAGCCATCGATGTTTGTAAGTTCGATTGAATAATCGCCTAGAGTATCGATCCCCTGTTTTAAGAGTGCCTGCAATCCGGGTCCGGCTCTCTGACCAAATATCTGGAACATTTCAGCATCGGACATACCTGATTCTTTAAGGGTCTTGAAAATTACATCTAAGCCGTGAACTTTTGGATTCAGGTCTTCAAGAGTGAGCCCGTACTTTTCAAATATGGCTGTCGAGGCTTTTGTAGGTGCAACTAATTCTTGTAGAATGCCTCTAAGGGTAGTTCCTGCCATACTTGCCTGAATACCTGCATTTCCTAACATACCCATTGCGGCGGCGGTCATTTCCATCGAAAGCCCGAAAGTAGACGCTACGGGACCCGCATAGGTCATTGCCTCGCCCAACTGAATCACATTTGTATTGGTCGAATGGGCTACTTTTGCGAGTACATCAGCGGTATGGGCGGCTTGATCGGTTTCCAAACCGAAAATAGTCATTACATTACTCATTATGTCGGCTGCTGATCCAAGATCCAGAACGCCAGCACGAGCAAGAGCAAGAGTAGCAGGAAGAGAGGATATTATTTCATCTGCCGTGAAACCTGCCATTCCTAGATAGGTCATGGCTTCGGCGGCTTCGGATGCCTTAAATGAGGTAGTTTCCCCCATTTCACGAGCAAGAGCTGTTAATTCTGTGAATTTCTCACCAGTCGCACCTGTAACGGCTGCAACCTGCCGCATAGTATCGTCAAAATTAGAAAACGTAGTTGTCGCGGCCTTTCCAAAAGCCAAAATCGGAGCTGTAACACCAAGTGCAAGCCCTGCACCTAAATATTTCATTTCGGCAGGCATCTGTTTCAATGTTGAAAGAGCACCACCAAATGATGAGGACATACCCACGGCGGCACTCTTCATTTTATTTTCGAGAGCTACAAGGCCCGTAGAGATGGAAGTAATCTCTGTTCCCATTTTATTATTAATTCCAACGTCTACATAGAGAGAGCCTAATAGTCCCATTTTGACACACCTATACGTTTCTTATACACTTTTGCTTTGTGAGGGTAGCCGTTTAGATCCTTTTTTTCTCATTGATACTTTCTTTCTAGGGTCTTCACATCTCCCCACAAATGCATTTCCGGCAGCAGACCACATAGCCGCCTTTTCTTCTTTAGATAATTCCCGACGTGGAGCTTTTTCAGGAAGGAAATCTTTAGGAAGAAAATCTTTCCATTCATATGGTTTATCGTCTTTTTTGTGGAAATGTGACCCGTTGAGGATTGCACATTTCAAGTCTATATGCATCTGCATTTTTGACTTAGTGTTTTCCCATCCTTCTTCAAGATATAATTCAATTTCAGGGATTGACAATTTCAAAGTGTCCTGCGGGGAAATCCCGTGAAACCGAATCATTAACCTTTGGATTTTCGTGATCCATTGGTGGATGGTTTCTTCACTTCCCCCTTATCACCCTCTAACAGTTCCTTTTTCTTTTTGAGTGCGGCTTCAACCTGCTGGAATTGGAGTTCTTTGACTTCTTTTGCGAGTTGTTTGTTTCTGTCCAGGACCTCACGGTCAGTAAGGAGAGAATTAGCAAACGCCTCAGTAACAATCATTTCGATTGCTTCATATCCGAATGTTTCATAGTATTGAGATACAAGCTTTGTTGCTTCCTCAGAGGTAATTACAGGATTTTTCCAAAGAAGACCTATCCGAATAAATTCAATAAGCGATTCTATGGGGGTTCCTTCTCCGTCAGGCCCGTCTATTTTTGCCAACTTCCTAAAAAAGGCATTTCTGGAATTTGTGCCTATAGTTTTGAAAAGTTTTGGTAGGACTTCAAGAGGATAAAAAAGTTGAATTCCATCGAGGAATTCAGTTTTCTCAGCTACCATATCAAGCGCTCGCCTGTACAATTAACAGTTTTACAAAACGGGTTGCTTTGTCTGCTTCTTCAACTTTGATGACAGCTTCGGAAACTGCTCCGGCGGCTGGATAATATGTAGTTGAGAAAGTGCTTGCTACTCCGGTTGAAAGTGCTGTCCATGTAGATCCACTATCATATGAAATTTCAATTGCAGAAGCAGACACGGCTGTAACTTTTACTGTATCTGTAGTAACTCCATTAGCCTCATGGAAAATGACTACATCAGCACTGGCCGCAAGTGCAGAATTCGCATTTGAAGGGAAATACGCGATTCCTGCGCCGGCTCCCTCTATGGAGGTTATTCCTGCGGTGGTTGTGGACCTTGTTGGCTGACCGGAAACTTCTAGGGTTGCAGTAAAAGTATAGGAGTTCTCAGAATTACCTGGTACGAATTTTGAAACGTATGCTTTATAAGAGTATACCTCTCCTGCATCTGGAATAGCAACAGTAATAGTATGAAGGACCCGGTCTCTGTATGCATCCCATAAAGCCGTCTGGCCTGGATCATTAGATATAATAAACCCAACGATGTCAACTGACCCAGGATCAAACCTTTTTAGGCCCTTTCTCATTACCGTGCCGTCGTCCTGTGTGGAAATATCCTTAGTTCCGGTTGACCCTTGCGGAAATGGGATGGCATCGTCTTTTATGCCGTGTATGGTTGTGCCATCAAGAGCAATAGTTGATTCATAGATGTCTATGTGGTCGTATGTCATTTTTTATCTCCATCATCCTATATTAATTTCAAAATTAACAGAATAGATAAATGATTTATTTTTAGACTGTCCAATGAAAAACGGTTCTGAAATTGCTTCTATCCGTTTAAATCTGGTGCTTCC